GCCGGCAGTGTTCCACTGGTATTGGATATAGTTTGGGTTCGTCTCATCTTCGCCTTCTAGGCGCTCAACCTCACTAGACGGCATACCGATCCCAGTTTTAATACCAAACTTTTCATCAATATCCAGATACAAAAAGAAGTCTCCATATTTACACATGGAACGGCACCAACCGAATAGGTTGTGGTCAATGTTTAATATATTGTGGTAAAGTGAATCGAGAACAGCTTTTATTTCTTCGTTCGAACATTTAATGTTTAACATCGGCTGTAACGAGGAATGTGTCGTCATCTCGTCAGCGTAGATGTCAAGGGCGGAAGCTATCTCTGGTGTATATTCCATTTGCTCGAAGTCAACATAACGCTCTGCGCGGTTATGCTGGTTCATAATAGCTAGCTGAAGATTATAAGCGCTCCTTGATCGGGCGGTTTTAAACGCTTGGCCGCTAGCTGAAGTGAAACGGCTGGCATATTTATCAAGCTGATGCCTGCGGAGGCGGCGTCCGGACTGGGAGCGCCGGTTAACCATAGGTCCAGAGAATATTCTGGTTAGGGCTTTGAATAAATCCGATCGTGGATTTCTTGGATTTTTAGTTCGATTCGCCATTTATTTATCCTTTAATCAGCCAAATAAAATCTTTTTGATCTTGCATTTCTTTCTTCGCCTGGTCGCTCCAAACACCAACCCTGTGACCTTGCATGCCGGGGATAGTTGTTTGTATTTTTCTAGTGTTTAGTTGCATTGCATTCATCATCGCTCTTTTATATTCTAGATCCTTTTTATTCACTGTAAGTGCTGTGTCCCTGACCCAGCACCCGATTGCCAGAGCCATAACCAAGTCATCGTGATAGCTTCTCATAGCCATAGCCTTATTGTTGTTCCATATAAAAGTTTTAAACTCGTCGACAAGTCGTGAAGAGTATATTGTAATTAGTTTATTTCTAATGAATTCCTCCATTTTCGCAATGATTAGTGGCCGAGTCTTCGAGGAGGTTGTAAAGCCAGGAACTGAATTACTAATTGCTTCGGCTTGTATTTGATCGATATACTCGTGTGTTCCTTTTATAGAATAATAAAGGTTGGGGTATTCTCTGCCTTGCAGCTTCTCTAGGATTGAAATTCCTAGACTGTTGTTTTCAACCACCAAAAGACAATTACCAAACTCTCTGCCTGTGCTATCAAGAGTGGCAGCAAACTCCTCAAGGTTGGGTTTTCCACGATATTCACCTATAATCTCCATAGTCTCTAGTTTAGTTATATGAAAAACAGAAAAATCGTGTCCATCTCCTCGCGCGACATCTGCTGTCATAAGATATGTGGCCTCTGGATCATATTGTTCCCAAAGCCATAGATTGCGATCGAAGCCTGTTCTATAAGCCGGGCTCTTGATGCCCTGTACCAGTCTATCCAGATCTTCGGAATGTATAACAGTTTCGCCGGAAGCATTGAAGTTACATTCTAGTTCCTGCGCGATCTGACGATGAGACATATTTCTTGTCTCTTTCTCGAACCAAGCTTGGTCTCTTTCTGGGTGTCTATCCCAAGTCAGAACAGTCGGATGGAAATCGTTTATATTTTGTTCTGCTTCAATGTATGTTTTGTGGAACCAGTTACCAACACCGTTTGGCGTAGACAGGGCGATACAGCGTCCACCCGTTGATAGTGTAGGATACAGACCGGTCCACAGGTCATCCAGGTTCTCAACGTGCGCGGCTTCGTCAATAACAAGGAGGGACAAGGCTTCTGAACGGCCAGCATCGCCGGATGAGGTAGAAGCTTTGACTTCCGATCCGTTTGTTAATACAAAAGAAGTTCGGTTATCAATCTTAATCTCTGCTATTCTTAGCCAAGGGGGAACATTTTGCATAATGCTCTTCACCTTCTTAACTAGGTTAGCAGCAGTCTGGAACTTTGTGGCAATAACCAAGACATTTTTATCTCGGTAAAATAGCAATAGCCACACGATATATGCGGCTGTGATGGTGGATATGCCTAGCTGGCGCGCCTTTAAAATGACATTAAAACGATAGTCGTTAAAGTCTACCAGCAAATCATCTTGGAAAGGATAGGTCTTAAATGGAATGAGACCTTTTAGGGGGTGTGAGATTCTAGCATAGTTATTGATAAAATAAGTAGAATCTTTCCCACACTTTACTATTTCTTTGACCGCTTCTTTCCTGGTTAGTTGCGCCGACATCACTCAGCCTTATAGGTGCTGTGTACATCCTTTCTGGCTTTTACCTTTCCGTCGGTCCGGGCGGGCTGACCTTGGGTCGGGCTCTTCCGTTTGTCATTTTTGGGGCGCTTGTCGCCAGCGTCTTTCTCTAAGAACTTGCGGAAGCTATCTTCTAGTCGGTCTTCCGAAGGGGTGTTCACACCCATGGACTCTACACCGCCGATATCATAATAACATTTGGCTTGGACCCAAGTGCGGACACGAGAAGTATTCTGGACGATTGCATCTAGTTCTCCAGTCTTTTTAAGAGACAGAGAGCTTCCGGTAATCTTTTTATATTCCTTTTTAAGGAACGAGGAGATATCCTCAATCATCTGCTCCAGATCACTCTCGAAATCTTTACCATAAACTTCCTTAAGTTTTACCTCTGCGTGATAGTGGATACACAGTTGGTTGCCACTATGAAAAGAAACCTTGAAGCCGTCCATCACACGGGAGTCAATGAGCGGATTGCCCTCTTCTCTTTTAAGCCCTACCTTAATGGGTTCTCCTTCACTATCGAGGGCACCGTCATAGCTATTCGCCATAACCTGTGATATTCCTCTTACAATTTCCATGGTGGTCGCCATCTACTTGTTCTCCTTGAGATATTTTTCAACCTCTTGCGTAATCACTTCTTCAATGCCGGCTGGAGGAAGGCTAGGAGCCGTCACTTTACCTGCACTAGGCGCGAAGGCTCGTTCTGGCGTTGTATAATATACCATCGCCTTCATATGCTTCTCTATCTGTTTAAGAGTATTAAGAATCTGTTCTTCTGTAGAAGTGCCTATTCTGTCTGTGAGTTTTTCATCAATCATTTTTTGGTCTCCAGCCTGTCTCCCAACGTTCTTCTCTTCCGTCTACCCAGCGTATATAGCAGCTATAACAACAATCATATTTATTCATAAAAACATCATCTCTCGTTTTAAAAGAATATGTTTTACAAACTGGGCAGATCCTCCGGGTGCTTTCTTTATTAAGTAGTTTTTTGGAGATTAAAAAGCCGTCTTGTTCTACTTTATCGTCCTTTTCCTCATTTAGCTGTTCTTTTTCGGACAACTTCTTTAGTTGCTCTTGGTATTCTTTCTCTTTCTCGTCATCCCAATGCTTACGAGGGTTCTCTATTGCCTCTGGTCCATATTTCTTTGCGATTGCTTTTTCAAATCTAGCAATATCATTCAAATCTAATTTCTTTTTCATCATTTGCTCGCAAAATGATAAGTACCGAAACCAACTCCAAAACCAACGGCCACGCTGGTTACGACGAGGGCTGGGACATTTAGTTTCTTATTCTTCTTGATAACGTTTCTGAGCTTTTCAAGTTCTTTGTCCCGCGTATCCATTTCTATTTGACAACGGGCTCGTGTCTCGTCCAAAGTTATCTGTATGTTCATCATAATCAGTTCAGAGTCAAGTGTCAACTTTTCTTTTTCAAAATCACAAAGTTTTTGTTGTTCCTGCTCCAAAAACTCTTTCCAGGTGAGGAGTTTTGCTGTGGCCTCATCGTCAAAGCAAGTGGCCTCGAAAGGGGCTTTGGCGCCTTTGGGTAAGAGGGTGAACTTGCCGTCGCCAGCGTAGGCGGGTGAGCATAAAACTAAACCTATGGTTAATGTTTGTGCTATTAGGGCTCTCGTAATCCTACCTAACATGCTCGAAACCAAACTTTGATTCTATTTCTCTGACTAACTGCTCGGGGTTGTCGTGGCGGAGGGCGATATACTCTTCCACCTTTTCTTCTTTGGCTAATGCCATTTCTTCCTTGAAGTCCATATACTGTGACTCCAAGAGATAAACCTTTTCCTTGTATTCTTCCAAGGCGGCTTCTTTTCTTTCCGTCTCTCGTTGGTAGCTTTCTTTGAGTTCTTTGATTCTCGTCTCGTAGCTCTCCACCGAAGCGTCGTATGCGTTCACGAGGCCTCTATGATCTTGCCACCAAAAGAAAGAGACCACAAATAGCAAAACTGCTATCGTGATCCCCTTCCAGTTTTTGCCAACGAAAGACAAAAGGGAACTCATCAGTTACCCTTAAGTTTAACGATAGCATCAATGACGGACTGGCCGCCGATGTAAAGGGCTGAAATCATAACCCAGTCGCCGCTGGTCAGATAACCGCCTGCGGCAAGACCGGTTGCTGTTGCCCAAACGAGTAGCTTGCGTGAGACTGCTTTTTCTAGTCCCCTGTCAATTGCTCCTTTAAGTGCCATTTTCATATTACCTCCATAGTAAATAGTTATTGATTGATATAAGCATAACCCGATTTTCGAGAAATATCAAGAGTAGTGTCCACAACATCCTTCAAAGAATCCAAATGGGATATGAGAAGAACAGTTTTGAAATGAACCTTGATCATATCTAAAAGCTGGGTGAACGCCTG